CCAGGAATAGAGGGTAGTCAATCAACAACTGCTGTTGGAGTTACAGTTACAAATTCTTCTCCTGTCACTCGTCAGATAACAAATACTGCTGTTGATGCTGCAAAAGTTACGATTACATTTCCACAGCTACAGAAAGCTACAGATGAAGGTGATTTGTTAGGTTCTTCTGTCAATTTAAAAATACAAGTTCAATACAATGGTGGTGGTTTTACAGATGTAATAAATGACACGATTACAGGTAGAACTGCTGATGCGTACCAAAAAGAATATCGTGTTTCGTTTACAGGTTCTTTTCCTGTTGATATAAGGGTTGTTAGATTAACAATAGATAGCACATCATCAAATCTTGTTGATGCTTTTACATGGACAAGTATTAGTGAGATTGTCGATGATAAACAAAGATATTTGAATAGTGCATATACACATCTAAGACTGGATTCTGAACAGTTTAGTTCTATACCAAAAAGAGCTTTTCGTATTCGTGGTGTAAAGGTAAGAATCCCAGGTGCAGGTGCTTCCAGTTCTGGCACTCCTACTGTTGACTTACAGACAGGAAGAATAATTTATCCAAGTGGTTACATATTTAATGGAACAATGGGTGCTGCTCAATGGTGTTCTTGTCCTGCCTTAATATTGCTTGATCTTCTTACTACTGAAAGGTATGGCTTTGGAACGCATATTACAGACAGCAACTTAGACTTATTCAGTTTTATTGCTGCCAGTAAGTATGCTAATGAGTTAGTAGATGATGGTTTTGGAGGACAGGAAGCTAGATTTAGTTGCAATGTGAATATACAGGGATCAACAGAAGCGTTTACTTTGATAAACGAACTAGCAGGAGTGATGAGATGTTTTCCTATCTGGTCTGAAGGTTCTGTTACTATCTCACAGGATAGACCAACAGATCCAAGTTATTTGTTCAGTTTGGCGAATGTAGGTGAAGGTGGGTTTAGCTACTCAGGTAGCAGTTTAAAACAAAGACATACCGTAATAAATGTCAGCTATTTCAATATGGATAGCAGAGAAATAGATTATGAGGTTGTAGAAGATACTACTGCTCAAAGCAAATTAGGAATAATTAAAAAAGATGTAAAAGCATTTGCCTGTACTTCTCGTGGTCAAGCTCAGAGATTAGGTAAAGCAATTTTATTTAGTGAACAACAGGAAACTGAAGTAGTTAGCTTTACAACATCAATAGATGCTGGAGCTATAGTCAGACCTGGATCTGTTATTTCTATCAACGATCCAGTGCGAGGAGGAGAACGTAGAAGTGGTCGTATAAAATCTGCTACAACTACTGCGATAACAGTTGATAATACAACGGATCTTGATACCTTTACTGGTACAAATAAAAAGTGCAGCGTTATATTACCTGATGGATCGGTAAAAGCAGAGGCAATACCTGTAGCTGTTCTAAGATTTTCTAATCCACTAAGTCCTATGTTTGCTAATTGTCTTCCGTATTTACCTAATCTAGTATCTGCTGCATCAATATCAAGTTGACCAATAGGTGTTAAAAATTTATTGGCTAAAGGTCCTTGTCCTCTTATACCTTTCATATATTGATCAGATATTTGTCCAAAAGATAAAGATGGAGT